TCATATTTTATTTCCTTTCGTTATAAGGTCCAGACATCTTCAGCGCCCACCGTTCCTAATCTTGACAATTGATTTGGAATCACTACGGACACTTGTTCATCCTTCTCTTTTTTCTCAACCTCTTTACGTAAGTGTTTCTGGAGAACTGATAATTTTGGCAACCCAAGTGGTTCGTGTTTTGCAATTGACATAGTATTAATGTTCTCAAGAACAGCCTCAGCTTCATCTGCAATCTTAATAAGATCATTAGGCTCTTTCCATGTCGAGGCATACTTCCAACGACCCCAACAATCTGGATTTGACTGATGATAATGTTGAAACAATTCCAACCCACCAAGTTTTCTGGTAGACACACCCATGACCTTGTGTTCATTTGTAATAATCATGACATAAATTGGTGTGATATACTTCTCAATAAATGCATGTGCTAGTTTAACACCATCAATGGTCTTCGGCCAATATGTTCTACGAACAAACCAGATGATCTCACCAGGTCTGTCACCTTTGATAATTGACAACCCACGTCTTGCATGTTCCATGGTTACTTCTGGCATAGGCGCTGCTTTCTTCAGTTTGTCCAGAAGAAGTTGCTCTTTTCTGGTAAACTCGTCTTTGGTCATCTGTAATGAACGCAGTGTATCATTGAATTTTGTGTTGATAACATTTCTAATTTCTTTCATTTTATCAGAAAGTATCTTATTGTATTCATCACGGATTTCTTTATCCATGTCATATTCCGTATTAGACACAAGTTCATACTTCAGGATTTTACTGCCAACTCTGATAGTAATATCCTTCAATTTTGTCTCTTTTACTGAAAATGATTTTAGTGTTTTATCAATTTCGGACATTGCATCCGATGCAATTTTATTCTCGTTTTCCATTAAACTAAATCCTTTCATTTGTGTAAATTTCCCTGGAATCATAACAGTTCCAGGGAGATAATTACAACTTCAGACTAGAAGCCTCTTTCTAATCCAGCTACATCGTAGGGTTTGATTTCCAGTCTGTCACTGGCTGAAATGGTCTGTTCCAGTCCGATTTCACTCGGCTTTACATCAACACCATTCAAGAACACTCTGAACTTACCAAAACCAGAGTCCAATGCCATTCTCTTAACAGTTTCAATGATAGGTGCTCCTGTTTCAACACTCATATATGAACCATTAATTAAGACACTCGGACCATTAGGTGCCTGTTCTCCTGTTACCCTCGGCGTAGTATTTCCATCCCATGTTTCATTTTCACTCATAAACTTTCCTCCTTTAAATTTGTTTGTTTGTTTTTTACTTTATGATACATTATATCACATTAATAATCAAATGTCAACCATTATTTTTGCTAATATCCTAAATATCAGCGCGGCTCATCAAAAAGTATCGTTCCGACTCATCAATTTTATTGAAATAAATCATACCCATCTCTGTTTCAGGAACATGAATGATGTGAAACATGAAATTCTCATAATCATCATCAATACTGGACATGACATTAACAAAATTCTTGTAATCAAAACATAGTGTTAAATCACTCTTTTCAATGTCAAACAGGTCAAACCTCAAGCCATTAGAGAAACGGTTTGTCTTATCAGTGGTTTCCATCAAAAGTTTCTTGTTTAGAACACTGAAATATACCTTACCGAACCTCATTCCAATCTTCTTGATCATGTTGAATTGTTTGATAAATTCATCATTCAATTGGAACTCTGCCATGTAATCATGCCCCTGACGAATGTTATCACGGTTGAACACAGCCACAACAGCAGGAGAACAGAAGAAAATGTTGGACTTCAAATTACCTGTAGTCAGAACAATCTTCTCTGCTTGGATATTTATGTTAGTTGTCTGGTCATCCTCAATTAAACCAACATAAGGCATGAGGGATTGATTCGGGTCATGAAAATTGAATGAATGTTCATCATGCTCTTTTACCTCTGGAATAATTGTGTTAGGTATGTCTAGGATAACAATTGCATCATTGGCATTGGTTACCATCTTGGACTTAACCTTATCACGGGTTAAATTCAACTGGACAGAATCCAGTGAAAAATTAAGTGTTGCCTTCTTTAAAACCTTCTTTAATTCAACAATATTGATATTCATTACTACCTCCACAATTTTTATTTTGCAAACTTATTGTATAACATCATTTCTTTCTTTGATATATTATACACTTCTAACTCTTTTTCAAACTTCTTCTCTTTCTCTGATTTGTCCTTTTTGACCCACTTGAGAAATCTCTTTCCCTGAGGAACTTCACTATACAGATATTTGTAAATAATTTCATCTGGCAGACTGAACACATACTGATTAATCTTGTTCAACATTGGCAACAAATTATTGTCATGGGAGAACCAGAGCATCAAAAGATAGGAGGATGCAATTTTTTTGTCATACTCCAACTTCTTCTTGTGACATATTGCGTTAATATAATCAAAAATTGTGTCAGTTGCCATCTTTTTTCACCATATGTTTGAGTGTTCTGTCACCTTCTTCTCTAAGAACATGCCCACACAATGTACACCATACTTTTGCAAATGGATGTCTGTATGTTTCTGTTGGCCCTTTACATATAGGGCATGTAAACAAGTCAATATATATCTTCATTATATCAAACCCTTCTTTAAGATGGACATCACCATCGCAATAAAATTTATTTCCTTGATAGCGATGATGCTGTCACGGTATAAGTGTTCTCCAACTAATAGAATAACATCACCTGGACTCTTGAACTCACCGGCAGACTCAAATATATGTGAATATAGTTCAGGATAATCAATAGCATTACTTCTCAGGCTCTTCCTGATACCATCCAAATCCTGTGCCTTAATCATCTTCACAATATCTGAATATACTTCATTCACTTGCTCCAACTTAACGGAATCAATGACACCATTAACTGTATTCATTTGTAGTGTATTAATGATTTTTCGTATATCAGGATATAATTTCTTTATTGTATCAGAAATCACTGATTTGTTCTTTACTGTGACGCCTTCTGCTTTCAGAATCTTCAGGCAGAACATGCCTATGTCTTTCATAGGTGGGCCATTTAGCTCAATAACTTGACAGCGTGATTGAAGTTCAGGGATAACCTTTGAACCATAGTTACATTGAAGAATGAACCTCGTTATTCCCTGTACGGACTCCATCAAGTCACGGAGCATTGCCTGTCCTTGAACTGACAAGAAATCACAATTATGTGTAACAATTCCATTTTTTGTTATAAATGTGTGATTTTTCTTAACATTTAAGTTAATAACACGTTTTTCACCAATATATTCAATTTCCTTTATTTTAACAAACAATTTAACCTCCTCTTGACATCTTTTGGTAATGTTTCAAATATTGATTTATTGACATGTTTTTTAAGATATGTTTCATCAATTATATTGAAATAATAACCTTTTTCTTTACACCACAATAATGCCGCTGATGTTTTAGCCATATTCAAAATATCATTCTGTCTAACAATTGGTTTAACTTCATATAACATTCTTTTTGTTTCATCAACAAAATCAACAATATAGTTATGCAGTTTATTGTCAATTGGTGAAACATATGGTATTATTATTTTTTCATATTCATATGTTGGATGTAATATGTGAAATAATAGGTCCCACGAACTTCTATACCTAATGCCATTATACACTAAAACCTTGCCATTGTAAACATTATTAATTTTAGGAAAGTAGTTTCCTTCTTTTATCAATGTTTTCATTGTATTGGACTGTAAGTCAGAACGATGTTTCAAATGTTCAGGTGGTTCATTCTCAAAATATTTCTTTAATGATAGGCTTATCGCTTTACCAGCTTTGAGATTTCTATTCATAACCTTAATATCATTACTTCTATATTTTATATAACCAGTTGTTCTGACATCCTTAATGTCAATAATTCGTTGTCTTTTATCTGGCCATGTACATTCTTCACAACAATATGTTTTATATCCGGTTTTAAAATTAACAAATCTTGTTGGCTTTCCACATGTTTTACAAAATGTCTTTATTCCACCAAAATATTTTAAGTACATTTTTTCATATAGGTCTTTGTTACCAACATGAGAAGCAAACGCTGAAAAACTTTTTGATTTAAAGTCACATACAGGACAAAACCAAATATCATCAATATAAATTTTATCTTTCCATGGCAGTGTTAGTAATTTAACACGTTCTTCTGCATATCTTCTTTTTGAAATTTCACTCTTTGTCATATAAACACCTCCAATGTATTATAAGTATTTATATAAATGAGCTAAAAATGTTAAATAATCCATTTCAGAGAAGTTACACAACATAAATTTCATCACATTCACACAGTTCATTAAGTTTAACAAACAATATTTCACCATTTTGTCGTTTAACAAGAAATGGATGTTCTCCTGTTGCCTTGACTGTCTTTCCATCACATAATTCTATTTCATATACATCTGAAATTTTATCAGAGACCACTTCACCAATGTCATTTTCCATTTCAAGTGTTGTTTCATTAAATGATGGCAACTCAAATGGAACAGTAGGTAAATCACACATTTTACATGTTGTCATATTATCTATTGTTCCTGTTCTTATTTCCTCATTCTCTTCCAAACACTCATTTAATATGACAATCTTCAGTGGTGTTACTCCAAGTGCAGTGGCAAATGACTTAACTTTTGTTCTCATGGCATCAATGGATGTTTCATCAGAACAGTTGATTTTCATGTAATCAAGTTTGGTCTCTTTCAAGAAAACATTGGTGAACGTTCCTTTGCCCACACCAGCGTTACCAACCAACATGATATTTGGCTGTTCCTTGATAACCTTGCCCAAGATGTTTCGCATATCGTCTGATAATATCATGTCCTCGAACTTATCGGGTTGGTAACGAAATGTCCAGATTGTTGTATTATTCATTAGTTATCACCCCATGCGTCTTTCCAACGATCAACATCATCTATTACTTGGCCACCACTTACACCAGACACTTCATCCTTGCCATAACAACTTCTACCAGATTGACCATAACCGA